GCCCAATTCGTCAATGTCCAGATGGTTGATGAGGAAGGGCAGGTCTGGAGGCGTGAGTGGGTTGGCGGCTAATTGATGGGCAGTCATGGCAGGACAGAGGGGGCGGTTGATAGGGTCTTGAACAGCGACTCATCGCGCCATCGTTCGAGCTGCTCGCGGGCGTGATCAGGATCTGAAGGGTTGACCTTGGCGGCAAGTGCTCCCGGCATGGAGTCGATGAGGCCACGGAGACGGGCAAGGAAGGCGGTGAAGGTCGACTGCGCGGCTTGGGTCGTGATCGTGATCTTGTGCGCCTCTCGGAGCTTTAGGACTTGGGAGTGAAGGGATGGGTATTGCTTGGCGATGGCCTGATGCACGGTCAACCACTTGCGGGAGTCGTCGGCCAGTCCTTGCTGCCAGAGCGTCTCGGCGTTCTCCTTCGCAAAGTTCCGCAGTTCTTCGACTTCGGCAAGGTAGCGCTCGGCCTCTTCGACGGTGGCGGCTTGGCGAATGCGGGCAACTTTTTTTTCGGTGGCTTCGGGAGTGTCGGGGAGGGGGTTGGCTTTGTCTGCCGCTTTGCCGCCCTTGATCTTGGTTGGGTCAGTGTTCTTGTCGCGCCACGATTCAGCCGCCTCAATGGAGTCCAACGGCATCCCGCGCTTGACCATTTTATGGACGGCCACAATGGTGGACGATTGCGGCCCACTCCGAGCGCTCAAGCATCCATCGCCGCGCAAGATCACCGCGCTATCTCAGGACTTCACCGCCGCCGGTCTCGCGTTCGTTGGCTCTAACTCGCCGGCGAACTTAGCATCGCGTCCGTGCGGCCTGCTCATCATGGACGAAGTAGACAAATTCGCAACCCAGCGCGGCAACGAAGCTAGCGCTTTGCAGCTCGCAGAGAACAGAACCAAGAGCTTCACGAACCCGCTGCGCGTCAAGACGTCTACGCCCACCGTGGACTCGGGCACAGTCTGGCAAGAATTCCTTCGCACTGACCAGCGCTACTTTATGGTTCCCTGTCCGCACTGCTCCGAGCTAATTAAGCTGGAGTGGTCGCAAGTGCGATGGTATGACAAAGAGCGCAAGGAGGACGAGTGGGACAAGGCCAGAGTTAGAGTGACGGCGCACTACGAATGCCAAGAATGCAAAAGTAAGATCACCGACTCGCACAAAACCAAAATGCTGCGCGGCGGCAAATGGATCGCCACCAACCCAAACGCAGAGCCGGGGCGTGTAGGCTACCATCTCAACTCCCTCTACGCTCCGTGGCGATCCTGTGCATTCGGAACGCTGGCAGTTAAATGGCTCGACGCGCAGAGTGATACCAGCATCCTCCAGGACTTCTTCAACTCGACCCTTGCCCTGCCGTGGGAAGAACGAAGCGCAACGGTGAAGGACGAGGACATCTTGAGCCTACGCGCCCCGTATCGACTCGGCGCATGTCCCGTCGAAGATCCAGCCTACATCTCCATCGGTGCTGACCCTGGCGAAAAATCCACGCACTACGTCGTAACCGCCGTGGAAAAAACAGGTGAAGCCTGGGTCATCGACTACGGCGAAGTGATCGCGCCCGAAGATTTGCTCCGACTCGGCACAAAGCAATACGCGATGCCGAGCGGCAAAACAGTGGGCATCAGCGGCGGCTTGATCGACTCAGCCTGGGCCACCGACCGCATTTACAAAATCTGCGCCATGAGCGGCGGAAAGCTCTGGCCGACTAGGGGCAACGACAAAGCCTTCGGCACCTTCAACCAGTCCCAAATCAACGATTGGCCGGGCTTGATGCTGACCAGCTACGTGGACTTCCGTATCAAGTGCGCTCTCTGGCTTGATCGCGTCCAGAAGCGACTCCCGCCGCTCCTTCACTTTCCCGAGGACATCGGGCCAGACTACATCATGGGCTTGTCTGGAATGGCGCTCATCATGGCCAAGCACAAACGCCAACCGCTCCAGTGGAAGAAGCTGGCGCATGACCACTACGCCGACGCGCTGAAGCTCTCAGCGGTGCTTAGTTGGTGGCTTGTGGCGCATCAGTTCGGATCTGCTCCGCCAGAAGCTGAAGGTGATGTTTGACTAAAGCCGCCCTTTGATGGCGTCGTCCGATATTTGGGTCCGTAAATTGGTGAAGTGGTTCACCGTCTCTGAGCTAGAGGCGGCTGAATTGTCCATCCTGCAAGCAGAAGCGGGGCGCATCCAGGACGTGGTCCAGATCACCAGCCAATCTTCCCGCGCAGGGAGCGCAACGGGCATCAGCATCAGCCCAGACGAGCGCGCAACATGGCTGCGGCGCATCGAGGAGGCCATCAACGAACTCAACGGCACCAGCGATTACAACGACAAGTGGTTTAGCCAGGACTTCTCAACCCGAACTTTTGGAACATGAGCAGAGGACGACGTGGAAATCGCAAACCAGCAGCGGCAGGGATTAACGCCCTGACGAACTTCGACGCCGCTCAGTGGAGTCCTCGCAGGGCATACGTCAACTGGGGCACGCTGGACACGTCGCAAGAGCTAACGGGCGGCGATAGGTTGACCATCCTTCGCAAGGCGCGCAAGATGTATGCAGACGTGGGCCTTGCTCGCCGCATCGTCAATGGCGTTGCTAATCTCGTTGGCTATCTCAAGCCGCAGGCGGCGACTCCAGACCGCGAGTTTAACCGGCTGGCTGAAGAGTTATTTGAGGAGCGCGCTGGCACGCCGTTCGTGTTCGACCGCGCTGGCAAAATGGACTTCTTCCAGTGGCAAATTGCACTCACCCGCCTTCGCATCAAGGACGGCGACTCGCTCTCGGTTCTGAGCGAAACCGAATCCAAAACCGCACGCATCATTTTCTATGAATCTCACCAAATCGCCAGCGGACAGAGCAAAACAGCGCAAGACGGCGTGTTTCTCGACAAGTTCGGGCGGCACGTCGCTTACAGCCTCGTCGATGTTAGCGACCCGCAAAACGCAACGAGCGTGTCGGCGGACAATGCGATCTTTTACGCCGATTTTGAGCGTCCAGGTCAAGTCAGGGGAATTTCCGCACTCGCTCACGCCCTGAATAACATCCAGGACAGCGCTGAGATCACGGCAGACGTGAAACACGGGATCAAAATGGCCAATCAGGTTGGCCTTGTTCGCACCATGAAGGGCGGCAACGGGCCTCAGGGCTTTGCTAGCGCTGTCACAACCCGCAGCACAGGCGGCAGCACGATCAACATCGAACAGATGCGCGAAGGCGGAATAGTCGGGCAGCTAACGGAAAATGAAGCGCTTTCCGTCATCCACGACGGCAGGCCGCACCCTAACCAGATGATGCTGCTCGAATGGCTGGTGCGTGACATCGCTTGGGGCGTCGGTTTATCACCTGAGGTGCTGTGGGACTTAGCTAAGCAAACAGGGCCAAGCCAGCGCTACCTAATGGCTGAGACTCAGCGCTGGATTGAGCATGAACAGGCACGACTAAAGCAGGCCTGCCAACGCTTCTACACCTACTTTATCGCCAAGGCCGTGAAGAATGGCGAGCTACCACCGCCGCCTGCAAACTGGTGGTGGGCTGAGTGGATTCCACAAGCAGATCTAACCATTGACCGTGGCCGCGAAGGGCGTCTTGAGCTTGAGCAGCTAGAGGCTGGCGTGATGAGCCTGAACGACTACCACGCACGCAAAGGCCGCGACTGGGAAAGCGTGGAAATGCAAAAGGCGCGGGAGATTTTACGCCGCCGAGAAATCGAGTCTGAAATGGGACTCGAGGAGGGCGCATTGGACGGAATCAAACAACGTCAATTAGACATCCAGGAGGATCAAAATGAGCAACAAGACATGGTATCAGATCAAAGCCAAGAGTGACAAGCCCAAGTCGGCAGACATCAGCATCCACGATGAGATTGGATTGTGGGGCATCTCCGCATCTGCATTCATGCGCGACCTTCGCGGCATGGGTGATTTGGACGAAATCAACCTTAGCATCCACTCTCCCGGTGGCGACGTGCTGGACGGCTGGGCAATCTACAACAGCCTGAAGAACTCCAAAGCTAAGATCACCGCGCGCGTCGAAGGGCTAGCGGCGTCGATGGCCTCGGTGATCCTTATGGCGGCTGATACCGTCGAAATCCCGGAGAACGCCTACATCATGATCCACAATCCGTGGGGATTGGCTGTTGGCGACGCTGAAGAAATGCGCGACACAGCCGACCTGCTGGACAAGCTCGGCAATGGACTCGTCAACGCCTACGTATCCCGCACAGGCAACGACGAGGACGAGATCCGCGAGATGATGAGCGCGGAGACCTGGATGGACGGCAAGGAAGCAGTAGAGCGCGGATTTGCCGACAAACTCATCGGTGCCGTGGCTCTGAGCGCACGCGCTTTTGACTCGCGCAAATTTAAGATGACACCCAAGTCTCTCCAAGCCAATTCCGAAACCGCTCCAGAGGTCGCTCCTGTGGACGAAACTGCAAACGCGCCAGTTGAGTCCATTGCTCCTGTTGATGCGGATGCTGAAACTGAGGTTGAGTCACAAGCTCCCGAAGTCGAGGTGACGGAACCACAAGCAAAGTCCCTGCTGTCACGGTTTACTGCCCTTTTTGGTGGTGAAACGGATGAGACGCTAAAGGCTGCGCTCTCGGCCAAAGACGGCGAAATCCTCGCCGCCAAGACTGAGATTGACGCGCTCAAAGCACAAGTGGCCGCGCTTGAACCTAAGGCCAAAGCCTTCGATGAAGCCACCGCTGAAATTGCACGGCTCGAAGCTGAACGGCAAACGGCAGAAGCTAAGGCGGCGGCACAAGTCGCATCGCTTGGCTTCACTCCTGAATCTGAACGGAGCCTACCCGACGCTGAGACCGACAAGGGCGACATCCTCGCGCAATACGACGCGATCACTGACCCTGCCGAACGTGGCAAGTTCTACAATCAAAACCAAAAGGCCATCCGCGCCGCTCAATTCAAAATCAAATCCTAATTACATCCCATGGCTACTCTCTTTAATGACAAGCTGTTCGGTCAACGCGCTTTCCAGCAACTGACCGAGATCCTCACTCCTCTCAACGCATTTGCGACTGACATCTCCTCTGAGGTGCGCGGTCAAGGTGATGCCGTCATCGTGCCGCTTTTCGGCAACGTGACGACCACCACCTTCACGCAAGCGAGTGACGTTTACGAGCAGACCGGCGGTCTCATCACCGCAATCACCGTCAACCTGAACAAGCGCAAGATCACACCAATGGATCTCACGCTGCAACAGTTGGCGGAATCCAGCAACGCAGGCCGATTTGATCAGTTTGCTGATCAGCTCGGTCGCTCCATGGCTCAAGCCGTGCTGACCGACATCTGGAGCTTGATCACCACGTCAAACTTCGGCGCTGCGATTATCACCACCGCCGCGACCAACTATGGCCGCGCTCAACTCATCGCCGCTCGGAAGGCTTTGCTTTCCGCCGGCGTCCGTGGCGACAAGTCCTTTGTTGCTAACATGGACATCGAAGCCGCGATGCTGGGTGATGACAAGATCACCTTGGCGCTTAACCGTGGTGACTCGCTCGCCATCAAGGAGGGCTTGCTTGGTCGCTTGCTGGGCATGGACATCTACTCCTCAGATGTCATCCCGCTCAACAGCGTCTCGCTCGCCGGCTTCGCCTGCGGCAAAAACGCCATTGCGGTTGCCATGCGTCAACTCGGCGATTATCTGCCCACCGAGGACTACGAAGCCGTCGAGCAGTATGTGGATGCCGAAAGCGGTATATCCGCACTGTACACACGTCATTGGTCGCGCAGTTCCGGCAAATATTTCGCCAATCTCCACTGCCTGTATGGCTACGCCACCGCCGTCACCAACGAACTCAAACTGTTCACGGTGCCTTAACCGTCTCCCGAAGCGGCGCGGTCTCCGAAAGGGGGCCGCGCTTTTTTGTTGCGTGATTTGGCGTGGTATGTTAAGAACTCCGCATGAACGATTATCACTGGGCAAACATTGCCGAAGCGCCGAGGGACGGGACTTGGATACAAGCAAGCGTGATGTATTGCGGACAACCTCACTGCGTTGAGGTCGCATTCGTTGACGGCGGGTTTGAGGACAGCAACGGCATCTTGTGGGAGCCGCAATACTTTGTGAAGGAGGGACCAAAGCCATGAACTACAAACGCAAGCTCACCCTAGCCGTGATCTACGGCAACGTCGAAAACATCATGGAGCGGTTTCTTCGCTCCTTTGCGCCGCTGGTTGATGAGGTGGTTTTGGTGCGGGCTATTGGCCGAAGCATTCCCGACGAAAGCTGGACGATTGCAAAATCAACACTTAGCGAGCTTGGTGTGTCGCATGGCATGACCGAATATCAGAACGCTGTCGGCATTAAGTGGTCCCACGTTGACAACTTCGCCGCCGCCCGTCAAATAGCCTTCGACCTTGCCAGTAACGAATGGGTCATGTGGGCCGACACCGACGACATTCTCGACCCGCGCTTTATCCCAATCATCCGCCGCGCCCTGGACGGCTTAGAGGACGACTTCACGGGCATCCAATTCCCATACGAGGTGCCCGAAGATTGCGTCACAGTGATGCGTGAGCGCATCGTGAGAAAGGATGCGTGGAAGTGGCAATCACCTATCCACGAATGCCTGATGCCGACCGTTCAAGACGCCAGCATCGGCACGCTCAACAACGTGAAGATCGTCCACGCGCCAATCTCTCACCGCGCCCCAAACAACGAGCGCAATATGCGGATTCTGGAGAGCATACCCGAAGCAGAGCGCACGGTGTCGCAACGCTTTCACTACATGCAGACGCTCGACCTTGTAGGGCGGCATCATGAGGCGATGAACGAGGGCGCGAAGCTGGCCCAAGACGCCGAAGTGCCACCTGTAGAGAAGTACCAAATCTACTGCTTTCTCGCCAAAGGCGCACAAGAGCCGATGCGCTCCCAGCTCTACCTTCAAGCGGTCGCCATCGACCCATCCCGCCGGGAGGCTTACGCTGAGCTTTGCAAGGGCGCATTCGCCCGTCAGAAGCCGCAAGAGATGATTGCGTGGGCTCGGTGCCTGAAATCGCAACCGAAGCCCTATGAGTGGCCGTGGAACGCTCGCCGCTCGCTATGGGGACGGGAGGGCATTGAAGCTCACGCGATGGCGCTACGGGCAAACCTAGACCTCGCCGGCGCTGACACCC